GAGCCTCCTCCTTCTTCGCCTTCTTCGGAGCCTTCTTCTTCTCCGGGGCGGGCTCCTCCACCGCAGGCGCCCCCGCGCCTGCAGCTGCCGGACCGTCCGCAGCAGCGGGGACGGGCTCGGCGGGGTCGACCTTCTTCGCCTTCTTCGTTGCCTTCTTCTTGGGCTCAGCCGCCGGCGCCGCAACTGCGGGCACCGCGGAGTCGCGCGGGAAGAGGATACCGAAGAGGTCGGCGAGGAGGGCGTCGAGGAATCCATCGGACTCGACGTCATAGGTCTTGTTCTCCAGCGACTTGAACGCAGCCGTAATGGCCTGCTTCATCGCGTGCTCCATGGTGGTGGTCGTGGTGGAAGACATTCTCGAGCGGTTGAGAATGGAGCGGGGGAGGGTGCCGGGGGGCAAAGTCTTATTCCCTCCTCAAATCAGATTCGTTTTTCGGACTTCGTCATACTTTTCTGAAACCAATATCGACCTCCGAAAAACGAATCCGTTTGGAGCAACAGTTTGGACTTTGCCCCCCTGGCACATCCTGGTCTGAGCTCAAGCTCAGATTGGGATTGGGGGCATCACCTATACACACCCACCGCAGTGATAAGCGAGTATCACACCTTCGCCACCATGCCGCTGACCATCAACTGGTACGACATGATGGCGTCCGAGGAGGAGCGCCTCCTCGATATCAGCCTGGAGGAGTGGACAGCCGTGCGGGTCACCCTGATGAAGACCCGCCCGGAGTTCGCGACCCGGGTTGACCGCCTCCGGCGTGACCTCTGGTACGCTCGGAAGGATCGCCGGACGGTGACCCCGGACATGCCGCAGATGCGGTACTACCGGGACATCGCCGATGAGCCGTGGAAGTACGGCGACGACGCGTTCGAGCAGTGGCAGCTGCTCGACAACGACCTCCCCAAGTTCCCGGGGCGGTGGCGTGTCGAGGCGTACTGGACTCGGCGACTGGAGGAGGAGGTTCTGGCGCCGCAGCGCGTCCGGTTCTTCGCGATGCTGGAACGGGCGCAGGCGGAGTTCGTTGCGAAGGTGAAGGTCGCGACGAAGCTCCAGGCGCTGTTCCGGGGTCGGGCGGTGCGCTCGCGGCTCCACGCCGCGGCCACCAAAATCCAGTCGCTCATCCGGGGACACCAGCAGCGGTGCCGGGTGACCTGGATGGATTGCGCCGACTGTCTGGCGCACGGCGTCGCCCCGCACCTGGTCGAGGGGCGGAACATCTGCCAGCTGTGCTACGACAGCCTCGGGTGGTGCGAGTGCGCCCACTGCGGGATGCCGGTGCACCGTGACCGGCTGGCAGACTTCTCCGGCTGCTGCAGCTCGGAGTGTATGGCGGAAATCATCGGGGTTTCGGACGACCCGCTCCCCGCGTTCTGCGAGGGCTGCGGATGCGCGATGGACCCCGAAGACCGCAACGACTATCGCCGGGGCTTCTGGTGCTCCCGTGCGTGTGCATATGCGTGATTGTATGAAGGGAAAACGAATCGAGTGGATCGATCGTTTTTCCCATTACTCAACATGCGGAACCTCTACAACGCCCTGTCGGACACTCTGGAGGCTCTCAACATCAATGATGCTCATACCAGCATTCTTCGCGACCCGAACGACCCTGCGTGCTGGCGCGTTTCGCTCTATGCGCTCGACCGTGAGAATCGCGATGTCGTTCTGGAAGTGGAGGTCATCGACAGGGAAAATGGACCCGTCGGAACCGTCCTCTTCCGGAGGAATATGGGTCGCCACTCCATGACGCTGTTCATGAACACTCTAATGGACAAGGTCTGCGATGATTAAATCTTCTCGACTTTCGGAGCCTCCACCTTGATGAGCTCCACCTTGTCCTTCGGGACACACGCACACAAGTGAACTTCCGGCAACAAGCACGCCGAACAAAACATCTTTTCACATTTGCACTTCAGATCCAAGTGCGTCTTCTTCTTGCAGTGAGTACAGCGCGGCATTCCTTGTATCACTCAAGGTCAATGTATTTCGTTTTCGTAGAAACCTCCAGCTTCACCGCGGGCGGCGACCGACGGCATTGGCAGTGCTCGGTCAGCGGACACGGACCCGCGCAGGGGCTGGACTTGGCAACATAACGGCAGCGAGCGGCTACATGCTGCGGCTCTCGGTACACACAACCCGACTCACACATCGACCGAAAGATTCGCGGGAGGACGCAACGGAGCTTCTGCATTGTACTGTCTGTGTCTTTTGGTGAGACCCATTTTCGTTTTGAATAGACAATGGGCGAAGTGCTCTACGACGTTGAAATTGGAGAAGGTGTCCAGTATCCTCTTCCCAAGTTCCGGAAGGAGGTTGAGAAGTACCTCGATGACCCCAATGGCTGGAGATCGGAAGGATACAAGTTCAAACATGCAAAAGATGGACAGACGCCCCGGATTACCATCATCCTGACGTCTCCGAAAGAGCTTCTGAACAACCACTGCAACGACGAGAATCTGTCGTGTGCCATTCTGAACGGCGGCAAGGTCTGGATTAACTCGATGCGCTGGACGGTGGGTTCAAAGGCCAGCAAGCAAGACCTGGAGGGATATCGGCAGTATGTGATTTCCCACGAAGTCGGACACGCTCTGGGACACGACCACGTCGACTGCCCGGGAGACCACGAAGCCGCACCGATTATGATGCAACAGACGCTTGGAATCGGCAAGTGCACTCCCAATACGAAGCTTACACCCGCGGATGTAAAGAAACCTAAATGATCTATCTGGTCGCCCCCGGCTGGATGGAGCACGTCGACGAGTGCCGTATGTTTACGAGCTACTCGGCGATGGAGATGTATGTGCTGACTCATGCGTTGCAGCGCAAGACGTGGAACGCAGACCCTGATTGGTGTGAAATCTATGCCTTTGGAGGGGATGCCGAGATGCTTCATCCCATCTTTCGCTACTTCGTTCGAGATGGACATCTGATGCGCGTTCCGATAAAGTCGTAGGAAAGAACAATGGCGGCACAACAAGCTCAGGCAGAAAACGCTAAGGTAGAAGAGTTGCGGCAGAAGTATTATGGCGAGTTGTATACGATTCGAAACCGTGCGGGTCGCCCTCATCGTTCCGATTTCGTCTTCAAAGTCATGGAAACAACTCCGGTTCCAACCGGGACACTAACTCCGCAACATCGGGATATGTTGCAGGCACATCTCTCGTTTCCTCTCGCATGGGACGAGCAAGGAGTGCCAGGAATGTTACGCGGGTATATGGAACACACCAATTTTAACTTCAACGAGAGGATGGTAGCGTACGACTATGTTATCGACCTGATTGAAAAGGCCGTGAAATTGTCGAAGACTCCGAAAGCAGTTGCCAACCAACTGAAGGTTCAGCGACTGATGTCGGAGAAGCATGCGGATGTCGAATCTGCCCTGCGTCCGTATTTTACGGAAAGTCGTGAACCACTTGGCGTTCAAAAGAGCAAGGCGTTGACGTTGGTTGGAAAACCGGGTGTGCCCGATTTTAGCCCCAGGGATCCCCCACCTCCTCCGCCGGGTGGAGCGGGTCCTGCTGCTGCAGGTGCGGGTGGTCCTGCGGGTGGTCGTCGCAAGACTACTCGGTCACCCTCAAGATTGTCACGCCGGAGACGATCAAAGCGATCGCGAAGAAATCGTGGTAATGCAAGGTCTCTTTGAAGAGGAGGATACCGACCGTCGTGGTCGCCACAACAGACAGAGCCGACCAGATGGCATTGGTCATCGCCATGCCGTTCGTATTCATAGTGGTTCTCAGCATATACCCAACTGCAGCGTAGAACAGGACACCCAGTGCAAAGAACGCGGTGCTGTCGACGCTCTTCTTGAAGCAAGACATCGCCAGTGTTTCCAGCATGACGATGAGCAACACATACCAATAAATTCGGGGGATACCCATTTATTGCTAGGCATCAAGAAACTTACCAATGGATCCTGCTTACGCTGGAAGCATTGGCGGGTTAGCGGTCATGGGAATGGTTATTCTGTGCGGTATCGTGTATTTCCTATACGAATGTCGTCAATCTCGGCAGGAACGGCTGCTTAGTTAGTTGTATAAATATGGTCTCGAAGAATGCGCTTCATCATCTCGGGCTCTTCCGTGAGTCTGCGTTCGGGATCGGGTTGCTTTACGCGATAATGAAAGGTTCCTGCAGGAATTTTGTCATGATGGTCGATGTAGTGAGAAAGACTCAGGAAATCGACCCGGCGCGAGATTGTGAGGGGTATACCTGCTGCCTGAAGAAAGGTTCCGATATCATCGTCATCTATTGTTCCGATAGAAAGGAGCGTTCTGCGATTGGAAACGAGGAGGTCTACAACGTCGCGGCTGAACAAGATTCCTGCTCCAGACGCTCCTCCTTTTCCAAGAGCAATTCCACCATAGAGTCTGTTCGTCGGAAGGCCTTCAAGGTACTCTACGAGTTTCTTGAAGTCCCACACAGAAGACAGATTTGTTCGGACTACGTGCGTATACGGCTTCCGAGGAAGGAAATACGCAAGAGCATCAACTGTTTTTGCCAATATCGTTGAATATCGCTCCTGTCCTCGAAGGGTTAGAGTATCATCCGTTAGCGTTGGAAGGAACGCCAAGGGATTGTACTGGATGAAATAGCAGTCAATGGAAGGGTGTGACTTCATGTACGTGCGCCACACTGCTCTATGATGAGCATACACTGGAAAGGTGTCACTTGAAATTACCAACATCAGGATGCGCATTGTTATTTAATTAGAATATGCGAGGCCGCCCATACCGCTCATGATGCGGAAGATGTTGTAGTTCACCGCGTAGATTCGGAAGTTGTACGGGAAGCTCTTGCTGGGGAACGTACCTGCAGCACCCGACGCTATGCTATCAAACACCAGCGTCGCATTGTCAATGCGGCTGAAGTTGCACGTGCCGGACGGCTGGTGCTCCTCGGGGCTGATGGCGAAGGAGTAGACGTTGATCGGGTTCGCCGCCTGGTAGGTCTGGGCTGCAGTCGTCAGCGTGCCCGTGGAGGTGATTGCATCGTCATCCGCCACACGGTTCGTTGTCGCCGTGTAGGTCGATACTGTCGACGTGAACGAGTCGATGAAGACCATGGCTCCTGAGCCCGCTGTAGCTCCAGGTGTAATCGAGCGGATGATGTTCGATCCCGTGATTCCGGCGCCTGTTACCGTCATGCCGGGGATGAGCACACCCACCAGGTTAGAGTAGGACCCCGCGGTACCCGTCGCCACGGTCAGCGTAAACGTTGCCGACGCAGACGTAGGGGTGCCGGTCACCGACAGCGCGTTCGCGAATGACTGGGCGTTCTTGGTCGGCCAGAAACCACCGCCGGTGTGGTGCTGGTAGGGCTGGACCTTCCAGAAGTAATCACCATACCGCTCGTCGAAACGATCCTGTCCGTTGATCTGGAGGCGAGCGCGGTTCACGATGTCGTCGTAGCTGAACGGCTGGGTGTACCCAGTAGACAGGGTCGTCGTAGACCCGCAGTCCGTCTTGCGCGCATCCTGGAACACCCAGACGAGCTCCTTGATAGGGTGGTTGAGCGTCAGGTCAATACGAGCCGAGGACGTGGTGATCGTCTGCTGACCTGTGAACTGGAGCTGGTCGATGAGGTACTCGTGGCTCTCCTGAGCAAAGCGGCGGCGCTCGTCCACGTCGAGGTAGACGTAGTCGAGATAGAGTGCCATGTCGCGGGGCGCGGGCAGTGCATTCGCCGCCTGATTGATGTTGCTGAAGTTGGTAGATGCAACCAGATCAGTGGAGTCTGCGAGGGTGATGTTGAAGCGAACCTCGTGGTACTGGAGAGCGATGAGAGGGAGGGCAAGACCCGGATTGCGGTTGAACCAGAACTGGAGAGGCACGTAAAGGACATTGGGGCGTCCACGGCATGCAAGAGCAGACGTGGAGGTACCCCCAAGCGAACCACCCACCATCGCGTCCAGCTTCACGGAGGTATCGTAGTCCGCCGTCAGGGTCTCCCACAGATACAGCCACTCACCATAGTGGCGGTCGATGATTTGGCCACCAATCTCCACCTCAATCTGCTGGAGGAGCAGATAGCCGATACGACGCTGAGCACCGCTGGTCCAGACAGGGTCAGTAACAGGGGCGGTCATGTCGGGAAGAGCAATCTCCACATACGTCTTCCACACCAGATCGGCGTTGCGGTTGACAACCGCGACAACACGTTGCCCGTAGGCGGGGGCACCCGTGAAGTTCACGCGCATTGCCTCAATGGCGAAGTTGGTGTGCCGCTTGTAGAGAACCTTCCAGAAGGTGATGTGGGGATTGCCAGTGATGTAGGCATCCTGGGCGCCATATGCGACGAGCTGGAGTAGACCGCCACCCATTTGTGTTTACTAACTCTCGAGGATAAATTCTACTTCAGTAGGGCACGCGAGCAGATGATGTAGAGGAAGAGGGTATTCACCACACCGAGTATGAGAGCCGGCATGGAGAGAAGGATGGTCGTTGCCGACTTCGGGTTCCGAGCAATCGCCGAGAACTGGAAAATCAGAAGTATCCCCACGACAACCGTAGTGATGACGAACACCCAGTAGTAGTACGTACAGATCGTCTCACTCGGAATATCCTTCATCCAGTCAGCTTCCTTGTCATTCGCCATTTTGTATACTACAGACAAATGAAGCTCGGTGCCAAGTTTAGCCGGTGCGTAAAGTCTGTGCGGAAGACCATTCGCCCTCGCAAGGGCTCGACCAAGGAAGGAGCTGCCATTGCGATATGCACAAAGACAGTGCTGTATCCCAAAGGCAAGACCATCAAGCGGTATACTAAAAAGAGACTCACGACTCAGCGGCGGAAATAATCAACTCGAAGAATAAATGTCAGCAGAAGCGTCGCGTACTCCTTCGAGTAGTGGGTCTTCGAGCACCGGAGAACATCCTTCCACGGTTCCTCCACCGGCACCGGCACCGGCACCGGCGGCTTCGGATATTGCGCAACGTGCGCGGGAAGCTCGAGCGGCAATGGCTAGACGGTCGAACACGGCTCCTGCGCGTGGGGGTCAGCGCGGTGGGCTGCGGTTTGTGGAACTGTATGCGAATCTCGTTCGCAACCCTTCGAAGACAACCCTCCTCAATACGGCATCGGATCTAAAGGAGGCTGCACAAAGGTCTCTTCAAATTTTCGGTCAGAGTATTGAACGTCGTCTTGCGGCAGGAGACAGCATACCGGAACTCATCGATGACGCGAAGACGCAGATCCGTATGTATCTGTCTCCTGCAGAGAGACGTCAGCTCCTAGACCAGCGGCTGTTCGGAGGCCGCAAGAAGACCCGCAGAGGCAAGTCTCGTCGCCGGTACACTCGCAGACGCTAAAAATCCTAAGGTTCTTACAATGGACGCGATAATGGAAGACCGATACGTTCGAGCGCTCTTTAACTTCGTCAGAGAATATCGGCGAAGCCTTCCGGCAGGAGACAATTTGTTCGGAGTCGTCGCCCGCTTTATGAATAACTACGACAACGGTCCAGATTATCAAGACGCCGCCGATATGCTTGGAGACTCTCCGCCCGGTCGCGCTTTCCAAGAAGTCCTCCAGTTCAGCACTGAGGGACGTCAGTTCATCGGTCTTCTGACTCCTCAAGAGTTCGAAGAACTGCAGAACAATCTTGTACGATCGGTTGATGCATTCCTTGCGTTCGAACACTTCTATTCGGGTACCCGGAGCGTTACCAAGCTGAAGCAACTCAGCAAGTCCGGTCTTCCTCTTCCCAGAGATGAAGAAAATCGGATTGTCGGATTTCTGTCCCCGGGAGGCCGCGCGGAACCACCGGCAGCTGCTCTCAGCCGAGCCGCGACTTCTATGGGAAAGCCTGGTGTATTTGGGCGTTCGGAATCACCCCCGCCACCGCCACTGGTACCGATGACGCCTCCTCCGGGCGGTCCTGCTGCGGCAGGTGCGGGTGATCCTCCTCCGCCTCCTCCGGGTGGTGCGGGTGGTGCGGGTCCTGCTGCGGCAGGTGCAGGCGGTCCTGCGGGTGGCAAGAGACGCCGTAAAACGCGCAAGGGCAAGACCAAGAAACGCCGGTACTCCCGTCGTCGTTAAAAAACCGTGCCGATTTATAAATGTCGAACGCAGTGTACGATTACGTCAAGAAGTATCGTGCGAGACTCGATGCCCCCAATATCCTTGAGGGAACACGGCTTCGTGATCTAGCACGGGAGTTCTGGCAGGAGACGTCGAATGAGGGTACCGCACTCGCAGGTCCGCTTGAAAAACTCCCAGAAGGCACGCTTGGAGTTCAGTTTCATCTGCTCTGGCGTGCCAACTACCCAGCCAGACGGTTCGCTCCAGACGAAGACCTGGAAGAGAAGCAGGAAACTCTGGATGAAATAAAGCGTGAGGCGGATACGTTCCTGTCAATGATGTCCCATGTGGAAAATGAGCGGGGTATTCTCGGTATGAAGGGAATGAGCAAGGAGGGTCTTTCGACTCTTCCCCCCGAACTCCAGCGTGAGGTTGAGGCGTTCCTGGCGCCGGGCGGGCGCACGGAAGAGAGATCGATTCTGATTAGCAAACTCATGGCTCAGAAGGGTCTTCCCGGTGTGCGATCTGATGTCAGACCGGGTCGCAATATACCCGGTCGTGGTCCTCCTCCGCCTCCTCCGGGTGGTGCGGGTCCTGCTGCGGCGGGTGCAGGCGGTCCTGCGGGTGGCAAGCGCCGGAAGACTCGCAAGGGCAAGGGCAAGTCCCGGAAGGCTCGCTACTCTCGTCGTCGTTAAAAATCGAAACCCTAGACAATGGTACATCGTAGTAACTACGCTGCTCGTGTGCCTCAACTATACCAAGCTGTGCGTGAACTCCGAGCCGCACTGGATGCACCCGATATTCTTGAAGGAACTCGGTTGTACGACATTCTCATAATATACGGTGAGGCATTTCACGAAGAAGAGCTATACCACGTTGCAGACTACCTTGAGACTCGCTCTCCAGAAGCACATGCAGCAGCTGTAGCGGTTATTCGAGAGGTTGTGGGTGCGGTTGGTGCGGTTGCTAACGGACAACGTGAAGCGACTGATATGGAGTGGAAGAGACAATCGCTTTTCCGTATCAAGGAATGGATCGACGAGTTTCTTTCGATACCCCAGAGTCCTGGTGTGAACGGTGGCAAGCGCCGGAAGACGCGCAAGCGGCGGCTAGGGCGTAACCGGTACTCCCGCAGACGCTAAGGCTTCGCGACACGCCATCTGCTCTGCCTTCTTGCGTGTGGTTCCCGCGCCGTATCCAAGATGACGACCCGTGTCATCGCAGACGGCTACCCGGATCTCACCCTTCTTGGAATCGTTCGAGAGCATCACGTAACTCGGTGTACACCGCAGTTCGCGTTGGCAATACTTCTGAAACACGTCCTTGTAATTGGTCGTTGCCGATACGGCTTCCTCGATATCGAGGTAGGTCTCCATCACGTTGGTGACGAAGGTGTACACGATATCGAATCGATTGCCGCAGTCCGTCCACAGAGCACCCAAGAAGGCTTCGAAGATATCTCCGAGCTTCTTGAGGTTTGTCCGTCCATGAATCGCAGCCGATTCCTCGTTGTGTCGGCTGATGACGTAGAACCGATCCAATCCAATCTGCCGAGACAACTGACCAATTCGCTCGTTGTTCACCAGCTCCTTCCGAGCATCGGTCAGGAAACCCTGTTTGCGCTCGGGATACTTGTGGCGCAGGTAGGTGGCCACGCAGACACCCAGAACCGAATCCCCCTCAAACTCCAGACACTCGTACGACTCATCCTGAAGAGGCATCACACCCGGAGGACACGGCGCGAGTTGCGCCGGACGTCCGTCGGGAGTTGTATACTCCAGTCGCTTCACATAGGTCGTATGAACCATTGCGGTCTGAAAGGTCTTGCGATTCTGGACTCGATA